GTGTCTGCCTGCCGTACACGCGGCCGTCGGTGGACACGGCCGGCCAGGAGGCCGTCAGCATCGCCCGTAAGGCCGGGCTGAAGCTCGACCCGTGGCAGCAGCACATCCTGCGCGTCGGCATGGGCGAGAAGCCCGACGGCCAGTGGTCCGCGCCCGAGGTCTGCGTCAACGTTCCGCGCCAGAACGGCAAGGGCGGGGTGATCGAAGCCAGGGTGTTGTGGGGGCTGTTCATCGGCGGCGAGCAGGGGATCCTGGTCAGCGCCCACGAATTCAAGACCACCATGAACACGATGCGCCGCATCGAGCGTCTCATCCGTGGGTGCCCTGACCTGCACAAACGCGTGAGGCAGTACCACAAGACGGTAGGCCGCGAGGGCATCGAGCTGCACGACGGTCGGGAGCTGCGCTACGTCGCCCGCTCGCGCGGCTCCGGCCGCGGCTTCACAGCGGACTGCGTGATCTTCGACGAGTGCATGATCCTCGGCGATGACGCGATGGCCGCGCTCGCGCCGACGACGGACGCCGTCGACAACAGCGTGCTGTGGTACCTGGGCAGCGCCGGCCTGGGTTCGCCGTCCCAGCAGCTGGGCCGTCTGCGCCGCCGGGCCCTGGCGGCGCTGGAGAGCGGCACTCCGGACCCGGTGCTGGCGTACCTCGAGTGGTCGATCGATCCGCACGTGGACGAGTGCCCTCGCGGCTGCACCGAGCACGACGACGTCGACTCCGTGGCCTCGCTGCTGAAGTCCAACCCCGCGGTTGGCTACCGGCTCCAGGTCGAGAAGTGCATGCACCGCCGACTGACCATGGGCGACACCCTGTACGCCCGTGAGCGGCTCGGTGTGGGCGAGTACCCCTCGGACGTGGCGGAGACGTGGCAAGTCATCGGCGAGGACGCCTGGCGGGCCCTGGCGGCCGCGGACTCCGCACCGGACGGCCAGCTCGCCATGGCCATCGACATGACCCCGGAGCGCAGCCACGCAGCGATCGGCGTGGCCGGTCGTTGGCGGGGTGGCACTCACGTGGAGGTCATCGACCACCGCCCCGGCACGGGGTGGCTGCTGGATCGCGCGGCCGAGCTGCACGAGCGGCACCACCCGCGCTGCTGGGTCGTCGACGCCGGCGGCCCGGCTGGCTCGCTCATCAAGGAACTGGCGGAGCGGCTCGGGGTGGACATCGTTTCGCCGACGGCGCGTGAAGTGGCTGGGGCGTGCGGTCAGTTCTATGACGGGGTTGCTGAGCAGACGGTGTCCCACCTGGACCAGGCGCCGCTCGCTGCGGCCCTGGCCGGGGCGCAGAAGCGACCGCTCGGGGACGCGTGGGCCTGGGCGCGGCGCGGCCTGGCCGTCGACATCAGTCCCCTCGTGGCCGTGACCCTCGCGAAGTGGGGACTTGGCGTCGACGTCGAGGAGGAGACCGATCCGATGGATGACATCTGGTGAAGGGACCGTCTATGCGCAGCGACCGTTTCCGGCGCTGGCAGCTGGCCGTGGCCGGCGCCGCCGGCGTCCTCACGGCGGGCCTGCTGCGGGCGCTGCCCGGTCTGGCGGGCCTGGGCCTGGTCGCCTACGGCGCGTGGCTGGCGTGGCCGCCTGCCGGGTTCCTGGCCGCCGGAGCGCTGATCCTCGCCGACGTCGTCACCGCCCGGTACCCGGGCCGCAGGCCGAAGGGAGGCGAGCAGTGAGCTATCTCCTGGGCACCAGCCCCGAGCGACGCGCGTTCACCTTCCCCAACCCGCCCATTCCTCCCAACTCCGAGGGCAGCAGCTACGCGCGGGTCAACCTCTCCCGTACGGAAGCGAGCCTGCAGAAGGTCGCGGTGTGGTCGTGCGTGACCCTCACCGCGACGATCGCCGAGTGCATGCCGATGGACCTGATCGACAACAACGGCGGGAAGTACCCGCTTCCGCCCTGGCTGGCCGACATCGCAGGCGACGGACACGGCCTGCCCGACTGGACGTACCAGTACATCTACTCGGCGATGCTGCGCGGCAACACCTACGGCCTGGCCGCCGACTGGGACCGCGCGCGCGGGACTCCTACGCAGGTCGTGCTGCAGCACCCCGATGAGGTCCGCCTGGTCCAGGTCGACGGCCGCGAGAAGTGGAGCGTCAACGGGCAGACGCTGACCGACCAGTCGCAGATGTGGCACCGCCGCGTGCACCCGGTGCCCGGCCGGCTGCTGGGCATGTCTCCGATCGCCCTGCACGCCCTGACGATCGGGACCGGCATCGCCGCCATGCAGTTCGGAGCGCAGTGGTTCGAGGAGGGCGCCCACCCCACGGGCATCCTGTCGACGTCCAAGAGCCTCGACCAGAAGCAGGCCAACACGGCGAAGCAGCGGTTCATGGCCGCCATCCGCGGCCGCCGTGAGCCGGTCGTCCTGGGCGGTGACTGGAAGTTCGCCGCCGTGCAGGTCAACGCCAACGAGTCCCAGTTCCTGGAGACCCACGGGTACACCGCGGCGGAGTGCTGCCGCATCTTCGGCCCCGGCTACGCCGAGATCTTCGGGTACGAGACGGGCGGCTCGCTGACCTACAGCAACATCGAGCAGCGTTCGCTGGACTTCCTGACGTATGCGGCGGACCCGTGGCTGGTGCGCCTTGAGCGGGCCATATCGAGCCTGCTGCCGCCCGAGCGGCGCGCCCGCTTCAACCGGGCCGCCCTGGTCCGCACGGACCTGCTCACCCGCTACCGCGCGCACGCCATCGCGCTGCGCAACCAGTTCCGCGTGATCAACGAGGTGCGCGGCGACGAGGACTGGCAGCCCGTCGAGTGGGGCGACAAGCCCGTCGATACCGGCAAGCCGATCCCCGAGGAGAAGGTCGAGGACAAGTGAATGAGTGACAAGAGCCAGCGGGCCAAGGTCACCGGCATCGTGCGCCGCGCCTTCCCCGTCCAGCTGGAAGTACGGGCCAAGGCCGGAGCCGCCGGCGTCTCCAGCATCGAGGGCTACGCCTCGGTCACCGAGGAGCCGTTCGAGATGTGGGACTGGCTCGGCCCCTACGCCGAGGTCGTGCGCGCCGGGGCGTTCGCCAAGACGCTCGGCGAGAACCCTCAGGTGCAGCTGCACCTCAACCACGGCGGCCTGGCCATGGCATACACCAAGGCCGGCACCCTGCGCCTGGCCGAGGACGACACCGGCCTGCACATGGAGGCCGACGTCAACACCGGCCGCGGCGACGTACGCGACATGGTCACCGCCATCGAGGACGGCGCCGTCGACGAGATGTCGTTCGCGTTCCGGGTGACGCGCCAGATGTGGTCCCCGGACTACGACCAGCGCGACATCCTCGAAGTCGACCTGCACCGCGGCGACGTGTCCGTGGTGAACTTCGGCGCCAACCCCGCCACCTCGGTCGCTCCCGCGATGCGCTCGGCCGACTTCGACCGCCTCGACGAGCAGGACGCACGCGCGCTGTACGAGCGCCTGGCGCGCCGCTTCGAGGCCCCGCAGCCCGCGGACGCGGGCATGCCCCTGTACCTGGCACAGGCCGCCGCACTGGCCCTGTAGCCGCACCGCTGCCTGCACCACCTGACGCGCCGGAGTCCACGCCGGAGCGCGCCTTGGCGCGCCACCACCTGGGCCACCACCCGACCGGAACGCAGGCGCGACCCCACCCATTCCAGAGAGGAGCGAGCCATGCTCGCATTCCTGCGTAAGCAGATGCAGGCCGCGCTCGAAGAGCGGGCCGCGCTGAAGACGAATCTCGACGCCGTCATCGACGCGCCGACCAAGGAAGCCCGGAACCTCACCGACGAGGAGACGGCCAAGTTCAACGAGGCGCGCGCCGCGGTCAAGGCGAAGGACGAGGAGATCGAGGCCCTGCAGGGCCGGATCAAGGACGCGGAGGAGGCGGAGGCCCGCGACGCGAGGGCCGCGGAGATCCGCGCCCAGTTCGGGCAGGAGGGCCCGCAGCCCACCGGCGCGCGCGTCACCAGCGAGCCGCTCACCTACCAGCGCGGCAACGGCCACTCCTACTTCATGGACCTGGCCAACAGCCAGCTGCGCAACGACGGCGCGGCCCTGGCCCGCCTGCAGCGCCACGAGACCGAACTGCGCGTGGAGCTGCCGGCCCGCGAGCGCCGGCGCGACGAGGCCGCACAGCGCGAGCTGCGCAGCGTCCCCGGCGTGTCCGAGCGGCAGCGCGAGTCGGTGTTCGAAAAGCGCGTCAACCCCAACCGGACCGACGGGCAGGGCGGCTACTTCGTGCCGCCGCTGTGGCTTATCGACGAGTACATCGACCTGCCCCGCTACGGGCGGCCGTTCGCCAACGCCGTGCGCAACCTGCCACTGCCGTCCGGTACCGACTCGGTGAACCTGCCGAAGATCGCCACGGGGACGGCCACCGGCGTGCAGACCGCAGACGCCGCGGCGGTCACGTCGACGGACATGACCGACACGTTCGTGACCGCCCCGGTGCGCACGATCGCCGGTCAGCAGGACGTGGCCATGCAGCTGCTCGACCAGTCGCCGATCACCTTCGACGAGATCGTGTTCGCGGACCTGGTCGCCGACTACAACCAGCGCGTCGACACCCAGCTGATCTCGGGCAGCGGCTCGGCCGGTCAGGTGACCGGCGTCCTCAACGCGTCAGGCATCAACGCGATCACGTACACCGACGCCACCCCGACGCTGCCCGAGATGCACGTGCCGTGGATCCAGTCGGTCAGCCAGGTCTTCACCAACCGCAAGATGCCGGCGCTGGCCACGTTCGTCACGCCGTCGATCTGGTACTGGGCGGCCGCCCAGCTCGACACGAACAACCGGCCGCTGATCCTGCCTGAGCAGAACGGGCCCTTCAACCCGCTCGCCCTGCAGACCGGCGAGATCGCCGAGGGTCCCGTCGGTCGGCTGACCGTGGGCACCCCCGTCCTGCTCGACGGGAACATTCCCTCCAACCTCGGCGGCGGCACCAACGAGACGCGCATCATCACTGCGCGCACCTCGGACCTGTACCTGTGGGAGGGCGCCATGCGCACCCGCGTCCTGCAGGAGGTCCTGTCCGGCACGCTGCAGGTCCGCTTCCAGCTGTACAACTACCTGGCGTTCATGCCCGACCGGCTGCCCAAGGCGATCTCGGTCGTCAGCGGTACCGGGCTGATCCCGACCGCCGGTTTCTGATCCCCGCTCACACGGCGCCGGTGCGCAGGCGTACCGGCGCCGCCCTGCTTCCCGACAGGAGTACAGACGTGGCACACGACCTGCTGGCCGAACTGGCTGGCTACCAGGCGGAGTACGCCCGCGAGGACCGCGACGGGCGCACCGAGCGGGCGGCCGCCGTCCGTGAACAGATGGACCGCGTGCGCGGCGAGATCGAGTCCAAGGCCGAGGACCTGGAAGCCGAGGCCGCCGGCCTCGTCGACGAGGGCCAGGACGTGCGCGCCGGCCAGGCCGCCGTTGCCGCGCGCGAACTGCGCCAGGCGCTCGAGGCGGACACGCTCCTGGTGCCGGACCCGGGCGGTCCGCGCGAGCCCGAGCCCGAGGTGTTCGTCCCGCAGGACCACAACGTCGACGAGGTCCTCGACTACCTCAACCGGTGCGACGACCCGGCCGAGGTCCAGCGTGTCCTGGACGCCGAGGCCGCGGGGAAGAAGCCGCGAGCCACGATCATCGGCGCGCGCGACGAGCAGCTGGCGCGCTTCGCCCCGCCGCAGGACTGAAGGGGGTGAGCCGTGCCGTTCGACCTCGGCAAGACCGTACGCCTGACCGCGCAGTGCCGTGACGCCGGCGGCACGCTCACCACCGCGGCGGCCGCCGTGCTGACCATCACCCAGCCCGACGGCACGGCCGCGACCCCTGCCGTGCCCGCCCCGGCCACGGCAGGCCAGTACAGCGTCGACTGGCTGCCCAGCCAGCCCGGACTGCACCACGTGCGCTGGACGTTCACGACACCGGCCGATGCGTACGCCGACGTCTTGGACGTACGGCCCGCAGCGCCGCCCGCGATGTTCTCCCTGGCGGACGCGAAGAAGCAGGTGAACATCCCTGAGGACGTGACACGCGACGACGATGAGCTGCGCGAGTGGGCAGCCTCCGCAACCAGCGCGGTCGAGTACTTCGTGGGCGCGGTCGTCCCGCGCACCGTCACGGCCATCGTCACCGGCGGCGGCACGGCCCTGGTCCTGCCGACCACGCCCGTCCTCGCACTGACCGCGATCGAACCGGTCACCAGCGTGCAGCAGTCCGTCGCCGTCGCCGTCCTGGCGGCCGACCCGGACACCGGGGTCGTCGACCGCACCGACGGCTTGGCCTTCCCGCCCGGGCGCTACCGCCTCACCTACAGCGCTGGCCGGACTGTGATCACCGCCAACATCAGCAAGGCCGGACAGCTGATCCTCCAACACCTGTGGCGCACCCAGCGCGGCGGCTCCCGCGCCAGCACCGGAGGCGGTGACGACTACGCCGTGACGGAGCCCATCCCCGGCCTGGGCTATGCCATCCCCAACCGCGCCCTGCAGCTGCTGCAGGCCGACACCGAACCCGGAGGCTTCGCGTGAGCCTGTCCGCCGTACCGGCCGCCCTCGACGCGCTGCTGACGATCCTGCGTACGGGCATCGACCCCAACGAACTGGCCGTGTTCGACGGACCCGCGCTCAACAACGTGCCCGACGATGTCGTGTTCGTCGGCTACCAGCCAGGCGACCAGTCCTCGGTAAGCGTGCAGCAGGACTTCGCTTACGCCGGCGCCCGCCGCCGCGATGAGACGTTCGAGATCCGCGGCCTGATCGAGAGCCGGTCCGGCGACACGGACATGCAGGCCCGCCGCGCCCGGGCCTTCGAGATCCTCGGCCTGCTCGAGACCGCGCTGCGCGCGACGGACGCCGCACCGGACGCGCCGACGCTGAACGGCACGGTGCTCTGGGCGCACCTGACCGCAGGTGACTTGCTGCAAGACCAGACCCCAGACGGCGCTGTCGTAGGCCTGGCCTGGACGATCAGCTGCCGCGCCCGCATCTGACCCACCCCACTCCTGAGAGGAGCCAGCCATGGCGCGTGTGCGCTTCATCGGCCCGGATCCGGTGACTGTGCCCGAGCTCGACAACCGCACGGTCGAGCCGGACACCGTGGTCGAGGTCCCGGACGAGAGGTACGAGGGCTACGTGTGCCAGCCCGGCACGTGGGAGTCCGTGGAGGAGCCCGGCGCGAAGACCGCCGCGAAGAAGACCGCGGCCAAGAGCGCGCCGCAGAAGGAGGACTGATCCATGGCGATCGGGTCCGGCCTCGGCGCCCAGCTGGGCATCGCAGCCGAGAGCAGCTACGGGACGTTCGTGGCGCCCACGAAGTTCATCGAGTTCACGAAGGAATCGCTGGCCCTCAAGAAGACTACCGCGCAGTCGGCGGGGATCGCGGCGGGCCGGCTGCTGCCGCTGTCGGCGCGGCGAGTGCTGACGCGCAAGGAGGCGTCGGGGTCGTTCGACATCGAGGTCGTCAACAAGTCGATGGGGCTGATCCTGCAGTCCCTGATGGGCACGACGGTCACGCCGGTGCAGCAGGGTGCGACGGCCGCGTACCTGCAGACGCACACGCTGGCGAGCGTGGCGGGCAAGTCCCTGACGATCCAGAAGGGTGTCCCGCTCACCACGGGCACGGTCACGGACAAGACGTTCATCGGCTGCAAGATCACGTCCGGTGAGTTCGCGTGCGAGGTGGGCGGCATGCTCACCGGGACGTTCGAGGTGGACGGCAAGGACTGCGACGAGGCGCAGACCCTGGCGTCCGCCTCGTACCCGAGCATGTCTCCGTTCCACTTCGGACAGCTCACGGTCAAGTCCGGCAGCTTCGGGTCGGAGTCGGCGCTCGACGGCATCCGCAAGGTGTCCGTGAAGGTGGAGCGACCGCAGGACGTCGAGCGGTTCTACGCCGGCCAGGCCGGGCTGAAGAAGGAGCCGATCGAGAACGACCAGGTGCGCATCACCGGCACGCTGGATTCGGACTACGTCGCGACGACGCTGGACGACCTGCACACCTCGGATGGGGCGACGTCGCTGGTGCTGGAGTGGGTGGGCCCGCTCATCGCCAGCACGTTTTTCGAGACGTTCCGGATCACGCTGCCCGCGATCCGCCTGGACGAGGGGCCGCCGATCGTCGACGGGTTCGGCGTCGTGAAGCCCACGTTCAACTTCACCGGCCTCTACGACGGCACGAACCTCCCGAAGATCGAATACATCAGCACCGACACCACGGTCTGAGCCAGGTGAGGTGAGCCGATGCAGAACATCCGGGTCATCGGCACCGGCCAGCTCATCGAGCTGCAGAAGAAGCTGCGCCAGGCCGGGCACGAGAACATCCGCTCGTCGATGCAGCGGCGCATCCGTCGGGCGGCGGAGCCGTTGCGCGACGGTCTGCAGTCTGCGATCCGCACAACGGACATCCGCTCGGACGGCCGCAAAGCGGGGAAGCGCGGCGGCCCGTCGCCGACGTCGCGGCCACTGCGGGCGACGATCGCGGAGGCGATCCGGATCTCGGTGCGCACGTCGGGGAATCCGGGCGCCCGGGTGTGGATCGACAAGGGCCGTCTGCCGCCGGACCTGCGCCGGATGCCCACCGTCATCAACGAGGGCCGAATCAGGCACCCGGTGTTCGGTAACCGGAAGCGCTGGTCGACGCAGTGGGCGACGCCGCTGTGGTGGGACCGCACCGTCCAGCAGCACGAACCGCGGATGAAGAGCGAGGTCGAGCGGGTCGTCGACGACGTGATCCGCCGCCTGAACTGACACGAAGCCAGGAGCAACTGATGATCATCGTCTATGCGCCGCGTGACGGCGAGACGCACCGCTGGAACATGAAGGAGGTGCGGATCCTGTCCACCGAGGCCGAGGCGGTGGAGCGGGTCACGGACCTGGAGTGGGAACGGGCCCGGGCCAAGGTGCTGAAGGGCTCCATGCTGGCGCTGCGCGCGATCGCCTGGGTGCTGATGAAGCGGGAGCAGCCCGACCTGCGGTACACCGCCTTCGTGCCGGAGGCGGGCGAGCTGGGGTACGAGTGGGACGCCGACGAGCGTGCGGTGGTCCGCGCGAACATCGAGGCGGACGAGGACCTCAGCCCCGAGGAGAAGGC